AAGACGATGTTCCTGCTGGAAGTATACCACAAGGTAAAGTTAGGGTAAATATACCCCGTCGTAAAAGCTCCGCTTTTACAAGTAGAACTGCTCCTGCTAGAAGATTATTAAGAGAAACTAAGCAACCTTCTATGGGAGATTTTATTACTAATGATACTATAACTGCTCTTACTCAAAGAGAGATGATGCGTAGAATGCCCATAGGTCCTGTTGGAGGCCCTCCTCTATCTAGAAAAGTTTTAACCTATAGAACCGGAAGATTTGTACAGAGCCTTAAAGTAATAGCAGATATGCGTTCTCAAGCTATGCAATATTACTACGATCCTAGATATTGGATACATGAAACTACTAGTAGAAATCCAAGAGATCTTATAGATTCATCACTAAACTCTGTGACTAGAAATCTATTTTCAAAAAGATTCAATCTCGTAAAAGCAGAGCGAAGCTTATAATATGGCAACTAGTAGACGTAGAGAAATAATTAACTTTATTATAGCACAACTTAAAACTATAGACGGTGCAACTAGTTCCTATGGTTATAATTTTAAAACTAATTTATCTCAAAACGTATTTAAAGGATTGAAATATATAGACCAAATAAATGATTTTCCTAGTATATATGTACAGGGAGGCGTAGAAACCTACTCTTATAACTCTAAAACAAATACTCAAGGATCAATGGAAGTTGTGGTAAGAGTATATACATATGAAGAAAATAGTATGTATAAACTTGAAGATATAATAGAAGATATTACCCATGCTCTAGAAAGAATTAAATTTACCCAAAATAGCAGAATTATATCGGCAGAAGTATCCTCGATAGATTCTGATTCTGGATTATTAGATCCATACGGTCTTGGAGAAATTAGAGTACTGGTAATATATGATGTGGATGACTAATGAGTAGCAAACGCAGGCAAATTATAAATGAAATAGTCACAGCTCTCAAGCTGATAGACGGAGGCATAGAAAGTTTACCTAATAGTCCTCGCAGCCCTTATACTTTTTGTACCAACATTAATAACAACGCTTTTGCAAAACAAGAATACTTAAATACTATAAATGATTTTCCTAGTGTGTATTGTTACCCTATGAGTTCTGAAACTAGAAGCAGAATAGGAGATGCACAAGTTTTCTGTAGTTTTATTTTAGAAATTAGAGGTTATGTGTATAGCGACGATAATTCTATAGAGGTTACAGCTGATCTTGCTCAGGATGTACAGTATATTATAGATTCTATGAAATATCGTCCTTCTTTTAAAAGTTTAAACGTAACCGAATGCAGAGTAGAGTCCCTGTCTACTGATGAAGGTATAATGGATCCTTATGGAGTGGCAGAGATTAGAGCATTAGTAATATATATACAAGATTCTAACATTTGAAATTTTTATTATTTGCGCCCTATAGTAAGTGGTGTTATACTTATAAAATATAAGAGGGACCGCCTAACTCATAGGGTTATATTAAGGAGTTAATTATGGCACAAACATTGAACCTTCAAAGAAATAGTGAAGTGTTCCTTTCTACTGTAAGTCTTAACGATGGAGACGCAGTATCAGCAATGACACCGGCAAATACTTGGAAGGTTGAAATCCTTGCAGGTTATGCAATGTCACAGGCTGCAGCTACTCAGGACATCAACAGCTTAGAGAGCGGTACTACACCAGATCGCTCTAGTAAGCGTTTTAAAACAGCAATGAACCCTGTAGAGTGGAATTTCCAAGCATATATCCGTCCAACTGGTATTGAAAATACTACTGGCGGTACTTTGGTTCACACGTCAGGTAATTCAATGCCTACCTCAGATTGGTATCTATGGCAAGCTCTTATGTCAAATACTTCTACCTATACTACCAATAAGCTTACTAGCGTATGGCAGGCAGGTGGAAAGTTTGCTAGTGCTGCTAGAAATGCTAGCGGTAATACTGCTGCTCATACACCTAATTTCGGTACATCTACTGCTTATAATTTGTATTTTAAACTTGATAACGTTATATATCAGGTATCTAATACAGCAGTTAATCAGGCTGCAGTAGACGCTGCTATTGACGCAGTTGCTACTACTACTTGGTCTGGATTTGGCACTAACCTAATCGAACTAACTGGTACTCCTAGAAATAATGCAGTATCTGTGTTTGGTGGTATTTTAAATAATGGAACCACAATAGACGCTAACAGCAATGCTTACGTAACTACTGCAACTCATTCTTATCAACCTTGGGATCAGTGGAACGTAGCAGGAACAATCTCTACTGCAAGCTTCATTAAGAATAGACTTTCAAGCCTAACTGTTAAGTTTCAGCCTGCAGGCGGTTCTTCAACAACTTATACTTTCCCAATCACGGCTCTCACCTTCAACTATAACAATAATATCACCTTCATCACTCCAGAAGAACTATCAAAGGTCAATACCCCTATTGGTAGCTTCACGGGTTCTAGAGAAGTAACAGGATCATTCACTGCTTACCTACGTGGTGCAGACGGAGATTCTGCTCAATTCCTACGTGATCTAGCTAATGATCGTCGCCCAGCTCCTACTGCATTCTCAAATGCAAACCTAGTTGTTGGAGGAGTTACTGCTCCATACCTAGCACTCAATATGCCTGCAATAGTATTTGACGTTCCAACTCACGGAATTGAAGATATTATTTCAATATCAGTAAACTTCAAAGCACAGGAACCAGTCAATACCGTTACAACCGGTGGTGAAGTAGACCTATACGCTAAGAAGTAACATTTAACTAGTTGAGGGGCTAGTTAACTTAATACCAAAGGCGCTTACCGCGACAATCTTTCGGGATCCCCTCATCCGATCGTGCGTCGATCAAACGGTAAGCGCCACTTTATTTTTAAATTATGAGGAAAAATGTCTAAAATTAAATCACTACTTGTTTCTGGGGATAAAACTATTGATGTTGACTTCCCAGATGTTGATGGATTCGTAGTTACAATAAGCTATGTTCCCAGAGAAGACTTAGTAAAAATTAGAAATCAGGCACTAGTGTACAAATTCAACAAACGCACCCGCCAAAGAGAAGAGGAGGTGGATAATGACAAGTTTGTTGAGGCTTACGCTGAACGCGTAATTAAAGGCTGGAAAGGCTTAAAGATTAAGCACCTACCAAAACTACTACCAGCCGATATATCTTCTTTAAATCCAGAAGATGAAATTGTTTATTCTCAAGAAGAAGCTCTTGAACTACTAAAAAATAGTAGTATTTTTGATCAGTTCATTACTGATACTGTAAATGACTTAGAAGCTTTCTCTATTAAGAAAAGAGAAACGACAGTAAAAAACTGAGTAGTTACCTCCGGGAGACTTTTGCTGGAGGTAACATAACTAAAGAACAATATTTTGAAATATGTCGACAAATGGGCAAAGAGCCTGTTGAGGAAGATATTCCTATTGAACCAGGAGATTTATCTTTAGAAGCTCAACAGGCTCTTATGCTATTTTCTGTACTACCAGATATGATAGAAGGTATGAATGGTGTTTGGTTAGGTAAAAGTTTTTCTGGTATAGGAGACATTTTTGATTTTTATGAAATAGAAGATAGACGAGAGGTATTTGAACTGCTAACATATATTATTAATCAGTATATGCAGCATCACGAAAACTTAAGATCAAGGAGACAGAGTGGCTAGTATTATAAATACTATAGTAACTAAATCAACTACACAAGGTTTTCCGCAAACCGGACAACAAATAGACGAACTTAGTAAGAAACAAACCAGACTTGCTAATCAGTCTACCAATACTGGTCGCGAATTTGCTTCTCAGGCTAGCGGTCTAGGAGGACTAGTCGCAGCTTATGCAGGCGCCGCCGCAACTACCTTTGCTTTACAACAGTCTTTTAGTGCTCTTAGTGCTGCCGCTCGTTCTCAAGCCTTAGTAGAAGGTGTAGGTTCTTTAGCGCAGTCTCTTGGACAAGACGGGCCAAAGATCATATCTTCAATTAAGTCAATAACTCGTAACCAGTTATCTCTAACTGAATCTGCGCAAAACGCAGGTATTGCTTTGTCTGCGGGACTTGGAGGAGAGCAAATCGAGCAATTAAGTGATATTGCTACTAGAGCTTCTAAAGCTCTTGGTAGAGACCTTACCGACTCTTTACAGAGACTTGTACGAGGCGTAGGTAAATTAGAGCCTGAACTTTTAGACGAACTTGGTATTTTTACTCGTATAGAGCCTGCAGTAGAGCGCTACGCTACAAAAGTAGGAAAGGCAGCCTCGACTTTAACTAACTTTGAACGTCGTCAGGCTTTTGCCAATGCTGTTATCGAAGAGGGAACTAATAAGTATAGAAACGTAGATACTTCTATCTCAGATAGCTCTCAGAATCTTAATAGACTTGCAGCTAATTTACAAGATTTAGCTATTAAATTAGGACAAGTATTAACTACTATTTTAAATCCTATAATTGAGTTTTTTAATAAAGATGTAACTAATCTAGCAGGTTTAGCAGCTATTATCGGATCTTTGATATTTTCTAAATTAGGTCAAGTTACGAAAGAGGGAGTTGCTTCTTATACTAAATCTATCCAAGGTGCTGCCGCTACAACAACTAATTGGTTAACTAGAGCTACGGGAGAATTTAAAGGTTTCACCAAATCAATAACAGAGGCTCAAGTAGCGGCTGATAAACTATCTAGTAAAAGTCTTGCAGGACCTAGAGATATACAAAAACAAACAAGAGAAACACTGGGGCTACTGGCCCAGGGCCCTGCTCCTGCAGATCTTCCAAGAATTAGACAGGCACTAGATGCTCAGATAGCTGAACAAGAAAGATTACAAGCAGGTAGAAGGGCTAAAATAGCTCAGCTACAAACAGCAATACAAACTATACAACCAGCAGCAGGAGGTGTCTTAACTCCTCAACAAACCGCACTTATAGCAGATCGTCAACAAAAAATTCAAGAGACAAATGAAAAGATAGCTAAAACAAATATTATTACAGCTCAACTAACAGAAACTAATAGTAAATTAGGTCAGTCCTACAGTGGGCTGAGTGGTGCTGCACAAAAAACAGGTGGAGCTATTAATGCTATAGCAACTGGCTTTCAGTTTCTAGGTAGAATTGCAGGCGGCACTTTGACACTATTAGGACGTTTTGTAACAGTTTTTGCTATCTTAGATATAGCAGGTACTTTATTTTCAGCTATTACTGGTTTTGCTAACCCTTTCAGTGCTGCTATAGAATATGTAGCAGAAAAAATACAGAAATTTATAGAAAGTTTAAACTTAGGTAGAAAAACAAATGATGCTTTTGCCTCATCCTTTTTAACACAAGGAGACGCTATTCGAGCATCTGCTACCAATATTGAAAATTATAATAAAGCTCTTAGTGAGGCTAATAGACTTACTACTAAAATTACCTCTACTGGTGTTCAGCAAAATACACCAAGATTTCAGGAAATAGAAACTGCTTATCAGAGACGTTTATCTGAAATAAATCAACAAACTAGTAGCTCTAGAAGACAGAGTAATCCGCGTCCAGAAGCAGAAATTAACGCTGAACGTCAGCGTGCTATAGCCGCTGCTGCTGCTAATAAAAAATTAGAAATAGATCTTTTAACTACAGAAGTCATGAGAAATCAGATAGTTGCACAATATGCAAGTCAGAGAACAGCTTTTGAGAAACTAGCAATCCAAGAACAAGATAAGGATAAAATAGAACAATATAGATTAACCATAAAAATATTAGAAGATCAAGAAATACAATACTTAAAATATTTTGATAGTATAGTTGGAGCATATGGGTATGCAAATCAAACAATATTAAATAATAATAAAAAGTTAGCAGAAGAATTCCAAAAAAGATTAAGTATTGGACCTACAGAAGCAGTAGATCAAGTAGTTAGAGGATTAACAAGAGTTGATGAACAAAGTAAGGTTACTATAAAACAGATAGGCGCAAGCGGAGTAGTCTTAACTACAACTCTTCAAAAAGTAGAAAAAGACGGTTTTACAGTTTTTGAGACAGCTGCAATAAATTCTAATCTAGCTATAGGAAGACTGAACAAAGATATGATGTCTGGAACAGTCTCTGCTGATACAATATCTGCTGGTATAGCTAATCTTCAAAGAGAGCTAAAAGCTTTAACTAGAGAATTAGAAATCAATCCGTTTAACGATTCACAACTTGCAGATATACAAAATGCTATAGATCGTTTTACAGTATTAAGAGATAGGCTTGCCTCTCTTGAGGTAGTTGCAAAAGATCTTAAAGATGCTTTTACAGGGTCTATTCAAGCAGCTGGAACTCTTGCTAGAACTGGTACAGTGTCTAATACGGGACAGATAGCTCTTACAGGGGATCAACAAAAAACTAATCAATTACAGTTCTTATCTAATATAGTAAACTCTACTAAAACTATTAAGGAACTAGAAAATGATAGGCAGAGAAACTTATCTGAGATAGTTGTGCTAGAGAGAGCACAAGACGAGGCCTCAAGAAGGGGACTTAATATTACTGCCGAACAGTATAAACAATTAGAAGATGCTAGAGCTTCTTATGCGATATTAAACAAAGAGATAGAAAACGCAAATAATCAACAAAAGGCTCTTACTGGTGAAGCTGTAGCTTTTACTCGTCAGATGGAAGACTTAAGAGTTACAACAGAGCGTAGAACTCAAGAGTTAAGGAATCAACTAGAGATACAGATACAACAAAATACCGTCGCTAGAGTGCAAGCTGACAATGCTCTTGAAAATCTAAAAGGTCAGATATCTGCTACTAAACAAAGACTTAATGTAGAATTAACTGCAGCTCGTGGAGAAGCAGGTGTCAAAAGATTAGAAAAAGAAAAAACTCTTTTAGAGATTGAAGTAGCTAAAATCGAAAGAGCAAAACAGCTTTTAGAAGTTCGACAGCAGCTAAGAGATGTAGAAGCAGAGAGTCTCAAGATTTTTATAGCTGGTAGAGCCCAACAGCAGCTATTACCTGTAGAGGCAAAATTAGGCCTGGGCGAAGCTTTTGCTGGATTAACTAACCCTCAAGCACAAGAACAGCTTCAATTCCAAAAACAGATTATTGAATTAGAATCTGCATTATCACAAACTGTTGTAGACTATGATAACGCTGCTCAGAAAAATCTTGAAGCAGCACAAAAAGAAGTAGATAGTGCTGCGAAAAAAGTCCAGGTAGCACAAAAAGAAGAAGAAATTGTTAAAAGAAGAGGTCAAATAGAGGCTGCTAGAATACAGGCCGAATATGAATTGCAGAGAACAGAAAATATAAATAGAGTTAGTTCTTTAACTAGAGAAGATACCCTTGCTGAAGCTCAACAAACCTTGGCTATTACACAGATACAATCTCAAGCAGCAATACAAAAATTAGAACTTGATCTTGTTGAAGAAAGAGCTAGACAAATTAAAGCGCAAGCTGATATATTTGATAGACATTCTAAAGCAATAGCTGATGTTTTTGCTAAAGATCAAGCTATTAGAACTGTGCAAGTACAAGACCCAAATCTAAGATTAGGAACCGCTGACTTTAATACTGAAGTCGAGAAAGTAGCAAGTGAATTTTCTAAAAGCTTACGATCAGGAATAGCAGTAGGCACAAACTATCAGTCTGATTTAGGTGCTCAAAGAGACATAATACGTAGTACGACAAATGCACAACTACAAGGTATAAGAGAATCTACAGCTGCGGGAATAACTCAAAGAGCCACCGAAAGACAAGGTCTATATGAGCAAGCTGGACTACAGAGCCAAATTAGAGACGCTAGATTAGGTGGCCTAGCAGAGGAAACCGCAGCAGCAACTGCTAGAGCAAAGGATGCCACACAAGCTGCCCTAGATGAAAAAGTGTTAGCTGAAAATCGTTTAAATATTAGAAACCAAGAACTAAAAAATGAAAGAGATAGACTCTTGCAACAAAAAGAAAGACAAGAGGCAGAGCTAAGATTATTAAAACAAATAGCAGCTCTTAAAAGCGATAATCTTTTTGTAGCTTTAGCAGATTCTATAGATATTTTTAGAAATAAGACTACAGACTTTATTACAACAATGCTAACAGACGTAATAAATGGAACTAAAACTGCTAAGCAGGTATTCAGAGATTTTATGTTTAGTCTTGCTACTGAGATACAAAAAGCTATTATTAAGAAAACAGTAGCAGAACCTATTTCAAATGCTTTAGCAGGAGGATTAAGCTCTGGACTTATGGGAGCTACTGGTATGACAGGAGCTGGAGTAAGTGGATTTTTTAGTAGTATAGGCAATTTGTTCAGTGGATTAAACGCAACACCTACAGGCGTAGGTATCGTAGCGCCTGGTGTTATAGGTACAGGAAGTGCTATAGGAGGACCTGTAAAACACATGGCCGCTGGCGGATATGCGGGTCTAAGAGACCGAGTTCCCGCACTATTGGAACCTGGTGAGTTTGTCATTCGTCGTCCAGCCGCTATGGCCATAGGAGGACAAACCCTTAATCAGATGAATGCAACTGGACAAACTGCTCCAGGAAATGTTATGGTAAATGTAAATAATCAAGGAACCTCACAAGAAGTAGTGGGAACTCCGAAGGTATCTGTAAACGGAAGAGATATGATAGTAGATATAGTAGTAAGAGATATTCAGAATAACGGTCCAATTCGTAAGACCTTGAGAGGTATGTAATGGTATCCTATTATCCTAGTGGAGCAAATGTATCCCCAGATAACTATTCCATAGTAAGTAGTGTTACCTATACTTCTACAGGTTTGACTACTAGTTTTAATATAGGCCGCTATGTCGGCACTCCGGCCGAAGTCGCTATAGTAGTTGACGGAATAGTTCAGGCCTATAATAGTTATACTCTATCTAATAATAAAGGAACGGTTAATTTTATAGTAGCTCCAGGCGCTACGAGTCTAGAGATAAAAACTTTAGCAGTGCCAGATTTTCTGAAAATAACTAAAGATAGTCTTCAGATCTCTCCTATATTTTATAGTAATAGCTCAGTTCTTAGTTATAATGGAAATAATTATCAGATAAATGGGTCTAGAACTGCATGGGCTATCACAGGAACTCCTGCTGAGGCAAATCAGATGATGGTATCTGTAGACGGTGTCGTTCAAAATCCATCAGCATATACTTTTCCAAGTTCTACCTTAGGTAGTTATGGTATAGATATATCTCCGGCACTAGCTTCAAATGTTGCTAATTTAGATATCCGAGTTTTTTCCGGCACCTCTACGCAAGTAGAAAGATTTACTACTATGTCTGATAGAAAACCAGATCGTGGCTTCTCTACTGATAAACAATTTGATACTTTAACTTTCGAGAGTCAGGCAGGATATGAGACTAGACGTCTGCGCAGTCGTCGTCCTCGTCGTAATTATAATCTTACCTATACAAACATATCTGGAGTTCATAAAATAGCTATAGATAATTTCTATAATGCTAGAAGTGGTGATTATGAATCTTTTGTATTCGATCTTAGCCATATTAATGATAGCGGCTCTGTAACTGTTCGTTTTGACGGTCCTGTTCAGACTACTCATGTGGCTAGTTCTGGATCACAACCTTCTCAAAATTTCTATACTGTTAGCATGAAGCTAAAAGAGGTATTTAGTTAATGACTTCTAGAAACTACGACTACATATTAAAAGTAAATACAACTACAGGGTTTAAGGCCGGTAATACTATTATAGGCGTTACTTCTCTAACAGAGGCAATCATAGCCAATGTAGATGTAGCTACTAGTAATATTAAGGTAAAACTATCTAATACGATTGCTGAATTTCATGTTGGTGAACAGATATTTAGTAACTACATAGTTAAGACTACTAGTTCTAATACTCATGACATAGGCAACACTACTTCTACTTACACTCAACAAACTACAGGAACTGCTACGGTTAGTGCTATTAACGTAAGCAAGTTTATTAAAGAGAAGAATAGTTTTGAGCAAAAGCCGCTGGTTAGACTATATACTATATATTATCCTGGAGAGTGGTATCCTACTAATGAATATGGTAATCCAAGTGGAGACGGAGCAGGACTTGTCTGGCCTTATAGTTTTCCATTTAAATTCGCTGAAATTCGCGGAGATTATATCTCAGACATAAACTATAGAGTTCATATGGGTGGTCAGGAGTTTATACCATATCCTATTAACAGCGGTGTCTTAAGCACAGATTCGTCTGGTAAAATAAATGACCTATCTATTACAGTATCTAACTTTGATAATCTTATAGGATCTCTTGTAGAAAACCCATTTCTTGTAGGTAATAATAGTACAGGATCTACCACTGCTTATGTTAACGGAGAATTAGTAAACGGCATAGATCCTAGAACAGTTCCTTCACATGGTAGTTACGATGCTAGTGTAAGAGAAGCTAGAGGTCTTAATGCAGCATTTGATTATGATTCCACTTTATCTACAGGAGGGACTTGGACTAGGTTAAAACAAGATTCCAGAGATTTACTTGGCGCTGTTGTAGAGATAAAAACTACTTTTGCCAATTTTCTCGATGTATGGCCTGAATACAGCACCGTATCTAATGAATTTTATAATGGATCTTCAAGTAATTTAATTAATATGATAACTACTTTACCTTATAGAGTAGGAGATATTATTACCAATAGTGTGACAGGTTCTAATAAATTTGAAATAGTAGCTATTAATCACCCATATCTAGTATGTAATACAGATGTAGGCGCTAATTTTATACCAGGATCTAACGTATTTATAGTAAATCAAGAACGTGATTCTGAAAACTATGTGCTAGATACTTTTAAAATTGATAGTCTTAGTGAATTAAATGAGCAAACTGCAACATTTTCATTAACCAGTTGGTTACAGTATTTTAAATTACAATTACCTAGACGTAAATTCTATAAGAATGTTTGTCCTTGGGTGTATAAAGGAAGTGAATGTCAGTATCCTACTGGCGGAACAGGTCTCATACCTGGATCTAACACTTTAATTGTATCTAATGGAACTTTATTAGCAGACGGAGCTACGGCTAATGGATTTTTTAATATTCGTAATGAGACTGTATACACTTTGTCAGAAGACGTATGTGCTAAAAATTTACAGGCTTGTGAATTACGCGGTAATCAATTTCATTTTGGAGGATTTCCCGGCACAGGAGGAACTTTACCAAGATAATGGATTGGACTACATACTTACACCTGCCCTATGAAACTTATAACTGTTTGACTCTTATAGAGAAGATATGTGAAGATCAAGGATACCATATTCAAGGTATCGAAGAGATGGCTCAGTATCATTTCAAACATAACTGGGGCTCTTCAGTATCTTACGAAGATATAGATAGATTTATTACGCTTAATCAAGCAAAATTAGTAAATCTTTCAGATATACAAGAATTTGATATTATTCTTTTTAAATTGCGAGATATTAGACCACAACATTTCGGTGTTTATATTGGATTAAATAGATTTATTCATCATAGAAAATACATAAAAATTGATGAACTTAATCAAGAATATAGAGATAAGATAAAGTATATAATTAGATGGAAAGATATTTAAAATACGAAGGATTTCCCTATAAACATTTAGGAGATAATCCAGATACAGGTATAGATTGTTTTAATCTCGTTCGATGGGTATATAAACACGAATTATGTATAGAGATATCTCTATCTACTGCAGATTTTTGTAGTAATCCAGAAGAAAAATGGTATATAGAAACTAATAACCATTTGTTTGGTAAGCCTAGTGCTGAGAGAGCTGGGTTTAGGTCTGTTAAAACTCCGAAAGAATACGATATGATTATTATGTCTATTGGAACTACCAATATTGCTAATCACTGCGCTCTCTATCTTGGTAAAGATAAAATTCTACAAACTATGATAGGTAATAACAGTTGGATAGCTCCTTACGGTAGATATTATAAACAATATACGGTGGATATTTATAGATGGCATCAGTTTTAGAAAAATTAAAAGATCAAATGACTACTCATTTTATTAATGAGTATCCTAGGGAGGCATGCGGTATAATAACTACTGACTGGGAGTATGTGCCTTGTAAAAATATCAGCGGATCTCCAAAAACTAATTTTATCTTAGATCCTGTTAGTTTATTACAATATGAAGATACTACGTGGGGTATAGTTCACTCTCATCCAGGAAGTGATAATCCTATACCTAGCGAAGAAGATATGGCTAGTACGGTTTTCGACTGCTACAAGTTTATAGTAGGGTTCAATAACCGTTTCTATATTTATTGGTATGATAAAAAACTAAAATCTCTTATGTATGAAGAGTTAGAAGAGCGACATCTTGTCTAGTGTAACTGTATCTTTTCATAAAAGTCTATTACCTTATACCAACGGCGTCAAACAAGTAGAGATGACAGCCGACGCTATTTATTTTTTATTTTTAAACTCTTTAAATCTATTCCCAGAGCTGGAACGTTTAGTAAAACACGTTAAATTCAGCTCTTTAGAAGAGATAGCTATAGTTCATAATAATCGCTATCTATCTAATGAAGAATTTTTATTTTTAGCTAAAGAAGGTGAGATTTATTATTTAGTTCCTGTTTTTAAAGGAAGTGGAGTAGATCCTCTATCTGCTTTTGCAGTAAGTTTTGTATTATCTACCACAGTCTCTTTATTACAAGGTGCTAGTTTAGGACAAGCGCTCGTTAGAGGTTTGATTAGTGGAGCTTTTGCAGCGGTGGGGGCTTACGGATTTCAACAGTTTGCTACTCCTGTATTAGGAGAAACTATATTAGGTCCTGCTGGACTAGGAACTACAGCTTTTCAAGGAACAGTAGGTTCTTACGTAGCAGCAGGAATAGCTAGTGCAGTTGGAAATATAGTTTCAAATACTCTAGTCCCTATTAAACCTAAAATTAAAAGTATGGATTCTGCTGATTCTGGGGATAGACGTAATAATGATGCTTTTGATAGTCAGATAAATACTATACATCCCAATCAATCTATATCTCTCAACTATGGTATGTTAAGAGTCGCTGGACAGATTATTAGCGCGGATGTAAATAGTATTAGTCATGAAAAAACTGATGTAATTAGTGTGGCAGCTTATGTATAATATTCGCTTTCATAAGTCCTTATTACAACCAGAAGATATAGCTCAAGTAGCTATAAATATTAAAAAAGTATCTGATCTTACTTCTTATATACAAAATTTTTATCCTGCCATAGATAAAACAAAAACACTTCTTCTTACCCAAGATTTCAAACCCTTTCCAGATAGTTGGTTAATGCAGGATGAAATACCAGAAACTCAAACAGGTTGTTTCGTAGTTCCTTTAGTTTGTGGAAATAGTGAACTCCTTGGGTCAATAACAAGCGCTACTTTTGCTCAAGCTTTTACTAGAGCAATAGTAGGAACAGTTATTAGCTTTGCTCTAGGCGCAGTTATACAAGCTATTATGCCTAAGCCAAAAAGATCTGATATAGGTATAACAGATCAGGATAGAAGAAATAATGATGCTTTCGATGGTATAATAAATACAGTTGACAGCAGTAATTCTATACCTTTAAACTATGGTATGTTGAGAGTTGGCGGCCAGATTATTAGTGCGGATGTAAATACTATTAATCACGAAAAAGGTGATGTAATTAATGTATCAAGCTATGTATAAATCTTACTATATTATAAACGGTAGATATGTGCCCTTTATCTCTGGAGGTAAAGGAGGATGCTTCGCGGCAGGAACCCTTATAGATATTCCTGGCGGTAATAAACCTATTGAAGAAATACGAGTAAATGATATAGTAATTAGCTTTGATCATTATGGTAAACTATCAGAGAATAAAGTCATTCAAATATTCGAGCACGATGAAGATGAGCTAGTAGATATTTCTTTTTGGAATGGTAGTTTTAAAATAACACCTAATCACTGGGTTTTAAATGAGAATATGGCTTTTACAGCTATAGGTAATTTACAAATAGATGATGTCTTAGTTGATAGATTAGGATATTATAGACCTATTATTGGTATTAAAAATATAGGTAAAAGTAAAGTATATAATTTTACTGTAGAAAATGATCATACCTATATAGCCAACGGCATTCGCGTGCATAATAAGGGCGGAGGAAAAGGAGCTTCTCCAGCTCCTGCTGTGGAGGCGCCTAATTCTCTATTTTCTACTGATATTTTCTTCGGCACTTTAGCTTTAGGAGAGGGACCAGTATATCGTATTAATCCTAATGGACCTCAAGATATAGAATTTAACGAATCTACTATAGACGACTTAATAAAAATAGATGGTGACGGAACTGTAAATACTGAACTATTCTATACGGCACAGTCAACAGGGACAGTTACGGGTAAAGGATTGCCAGCTAGTTTAGGTAGATTTGCTGGTAAAACTGTAACACCTCAAGGACTAAACTCCCCAGTAAGTCTTAAAAAGGGTAATTTAGAGAGTATACCTAAAGTAGTTATTACACAAAACACAAGTCAAAGCGCCTGGGATAGCTTAGAATTTAATTTCTTAATCTCTGGGCTACAAAGTATGGATAACAACGGTAATGTCAGTGGTTACTCTGTAGGTGTTAAAATAACTATTTATGACTATACAGGAGCTAATATACTTAAAGACGAAAACGGGGCTGATTTAATAATAGAAAAAACTATATCAGGAAAAACTAATACTAATTTTAAATTTCAAATCTCAGCTATTATACCTGATAATGTCAAGAGTGGAAACGGATATCAGTTTAAAATTGAAAAAATTACTGATGATTCAGATAGCTCTAAAATACAAGATACTATACAGTTTGTTGGATGGGATGAGATAAAAAACTCTAAACAAGTCTATCCTAGAACAGCACTGCTAGGATTTGCTTTAAAATCTACTGCTGAATATTCAGGCTCTATTCCTACTGTTACTTCGCTTGTAAAAGGCCTTATAATAAAGGTTCCTAGTAATTATAATCAACCTGTATTAGCTACAGGAGAAATTGATTGGAGAGAGTTAGAAACTCCTACTTCTGGCGCTCTTTCTTACACTACTTGTGGATATAGCTTAGAAAATCCAGGATCTTCTACTCAGCTTACAGAAGCTAATCCCATAATTTATAAAGGATCCTGGGATGGTACTTTCGTCTATAAATGGACTCAGAATCCTATATGGGTTCTATATGATTTATTAACTAACCAGTCTTACGGATTAGGAATACCAGAAGGTAACATAGATAAGTTTAAATTCTACAAGATAGCTCAATATTGTGATGCAGTTGACCCTAAGACAGGTAGATTTACAGGAGTCACTGGATATGCAGACGGCACCTTTAGAAGTAAACCTAGAGGTAAATTTACCACAGTAAGAGAAAATCAAATTGGAGTTAGTTTAGGGACTCAGATCATAGAGCGCAGATTTACTTGTAATATATCTCTTAACAGCCAAAAACAAGTTATGGATATTATTAATCAGATTACTGCTATATTTAGAGGTATCCTGTTCTACTCTGGCGGAAAGATCTCCTTAAATGTAGATCTTCCTGATGAAATACCCGTAGCTGTATATAATGAGACAAATATCTTAAAAAACTCTTTACTAATTAGTGGTATCAGAGAGTCAGAAATTTTAACAGGCGTAGAGGTATCTTATCTTGAGCCTAGAAATCATTCTCGTAGAGAGTTAGTAAGAATAGACGACCCTACCGCTATATCTGAGCTTAATTCTATAGAAAATGTAAAATCTATAGATTTACCTGGTTGTGATAGACGAAGTCAGGCAATGAGGTTTGGGCAGTATTTATTAGCATCTAGCAAATATGTCAGAAGAAAGGCTACTTTTAAAACGCCTGCTGAAGGTATGACCTCTACCATTGGAGATGTTATAGCAGTATCTCAAAGAATAGGAGGTATAGCTTGGGGTTACGGAGGAAGAGTATTTGCTAACGCTACTACAGCTACTGGAAATGTAATACTAGAACACTTTACTAGTCCCGCTATTACAGGTTCTGTCATAACTGGGAACACTAAACCCATAGCTTTGAGAGTAATTAATAGAGAGACAGAGAGAGTAGAGTTGTATATATGTAATAATACTTATAGTTCTGTATCTAGTTCTAATGTTAATGCAGGCATAGACCTTATTGAACTTACAGTTCAAAAAGTATACAAACCACAAACTAGAACATTTGCTTCTTTTAGTACTTTTACTTCTAATAATGTTCCCGTAAAAGGTGATATATGGTCTTTAGGAGAGGTAGATCCTTCTAATTACTATACCAACACTAATGATAAACTATTTAAGATAGTAAACGTAGAAAGAGATACTGATGAGTTAGTTACTATAACTGCTACAGAATATGTATCTAACGTATATACAGATTCTGATAGCATTATTAGTTACGTTCCTGTTAAATATACCGATACAGCTAATCCTCTAATACCACCTCCTGCACCTATATTAAAAGTAATACCTAGACCTATAAAGAATTTAGATGGATCAGTACAGTATGACTTAGAGATTTATGCATCTACTGATACTACCGGATACCCAATTTCTATTGCTACAGAAATGGAATTAGCTAAACCCTCTGAAATAGTGCTGGCACAAGGCATATCGTAATGGCATATAAAACAATAACCGTAGAAAATACTTCTAATATATCTAATGGTATCGGAGTAGCTCTGGTAGGCAAAAATGGATTTAATACCCTTCTAGGATCTATACCTCTGTTATGCACATCAGTAAATAGAGTAGATGTTACTGGAGATAGAACTATAAAAAATGGTAACTTAGAATTTACTGTTACTGGATTAGCTAGTGCAATAGACTTAAACTTTAATAAAAATGTATTATTAGTTAATGATGACCCTGCTGTTTTTGGTAACCTAAAGGGTATTGATTATGTAGGAATACCTATTAATGAGAAAACAGATACGGGTGCAGATATAGGACATGTAGGATATAATCCTATTGTAACGCAGATTAGTATGCCTATAGAGAGTTTTAACTTAAGTAATAATACTTTAAAGGTTAATAATAGTGTAAGCGCTAACCACCCAGAGACTTTCTTATTAGATAGTTTACCTGAGCCTCCTTTCTACCTAAAAATAAGTCAACTTTTAGATCAGACTAAATTTAATAATAATAGCGTGTATCTAGAAGGATATTCACATATATTTACAAAGACTTTTAATATTGAGGCTATAGCTGTTGCAGGATCTTCTACTGTTAATATAAACATAGTACCAAGATATAAGACTGCAATTTCAGTATATATTGATAACCAAGAACAAGCTCAAGGTGTTTTTACTTGGGATAGTAAATCTAATATTACTGTCCAGACTGGAACTGGAAAAGTTCTTACCGTAAGAACAAACCACTATACTGTCCCTATCATAGAACCGGGAGATAATATTTCTTTATTTTCTGGTAATATCTATGCTGTTTCTGAGACTAGTTACAATCCTTCAAGCCCTAGTTATAACTCCTATTTAACTACTAATTGTATTTACAGAGTTAAATTTGCTACATCGCTTACTGCTAATATATCTGGAGTTACGGGCGTAAATATATCTAATGATATTCAAGGCACTGTAGGAAATTTGAATGCTACAGCTAATACATTCACTTTGGACTATGACAACACAATATATCCAGGAGTTTACGAATTAGGATCTTATAAAGTATATAACGTAAGTTTAAGTAAAACTTTTGAATCCTTAGACATAAGTAAAGAAGGAAAGATAAAAAACATAGCCCCAGGAAGTTATGTTGTAAGAGCTAGAAATAAGAATAGTTTTAATAGAAAAAGCGCATATTCTACTAAACAGGTAAATATTGATACTTTACCGATAGGAAAAGTAACAGATTTACAAATATCTGAATCTCTTTACAGAGATAAACAAGTTGGTATTGCTGTTAGAGCTACTATAAATTTTACTCCTATAGTTAATCAATCTGTTACAGACTATGAAATATCTTATAAAATAGAAGATAATAGTTCTGGAGCTGATCTGCTTACTTATACTACTGTAAAAGTGTCTGCTAGCGGTATAGCAGAAGACGGAAAATTATATTTTAAGATTGATAATATAGAAAGAGGTGCCTCTGCTGGTAATTATCGTTTTTATGCTAGAGTTACACCTCTTAATAATGATATCAGAGGTATTACTACAGAAACCTCAGCAGATATAGTGGGTAAAACTGCTAAACCAGACGGAGTAACCCGTTTTTCAGCCAGTCAACTTGGAGATCAAATTTTATTCTCTTGGACAGTTCCTAGAGATCAAAACGGTGATCCTCTAGAAATAGACTTATATCAATTTGAGATAAAACAATTAACAGGAACTTATAGTTCTGTCACAGAATCTAACTGGGAATCCTCAACAAGTATAGGATCTGCTTTTGCTAACGTAAGTTTCTTAAATGCGCCTGTTAGAGAGTATGGTACTTTTACTTACTTATTAAGAACTAGAGATACAACAGGTAATCAGTGTGAAGCATCTGATATAGCTGTATACACTATAACTACTATACGACCAGCTAGTCTATTTACTTTTAGAGCGTTCAGCGAGGATAATCCAGGTGCAAATGATTATATATCTGGATCTACTAACAATAATTATTTTGAATATTATTATCCAAGTTTTGCTAATTCTGTTCATGGAGGAATAGCAGGAGCAGGTAGAAGTATAGTTGATAACTCTAATGGTACTTCTACAGGATTTACTGTTGGTGTAGGCGTTACAGATCTTAATGCGTCTGCTAATGCGGTATATTATACTCAAATAAGAGATTTAGGACAACTTATTACTGGCAGGTTAGTATCTAGTGTAAACGTTATTCAAAGTGTTACTTCAACATATAATGATTTTAAAGAAAATGTTCTCGTTGGGGTATCTGACGCCTTACAAAGTCCTGGATTTTTTCAAGATAGCGCTCTTACAACGTTTTTAAATATAGCAACGTATGATACAGATAATAAAACATTGACAAGCGGAGGTCCTAGTGGTAATGTTTATGCTATATGGAACTATGGACAGTTTGTTAATGATGTATCAAACGCTAATAGTTATGCCCTTATACTTAGTGTGACAAATTCTTCTTTAGGCATAATTCAATTTAGTAATACTTATTTTGCAAATGGAGTGTCTACAGGTAGCAATATATTAGCTAATTTAAGTGGAAGTGCTACTTCTTATGCATTAGTTAATTTAACACAGTATAATGACAGATTAACATCTACTTTTGAGGGGCCAAGTAATTCTATATCTTACAACGTAGACTTAAGATATTCAACTGCTAGTAATGTTTATTACTCTGGTAATAATCAAGTTAATACTAATGCTTTCGTAGGATTTGCAACCAACGATGGTTTGGTTCCTTTAACTGAATCTGATATTACTTTTAGACATTTCCAACTTAGAGTTTCTATAGTAAATTCCAAACCCGGACAAGTGTCTACTATATTGGATAAGCTTAGATATGCAGTTAACTTAACTAGAAAAGTATTTTCTACTAGTAATACGATAAATTCTAGTAATACTACTATAGATTACGGTGCTGCTGGATTTACTGTAGTCCCTACTCTAACAGTTAGTCAAACGTCTGGTACAAATCCAGTAGTACCAATTATTACTGGTAAAACTAATAATCAATGCGGCATATCTCTATACTATTCTAGCAATGGAGTATCTGTTACAGGTATTACCGTAGATATTAAAGCAGATGGAGCATAAGTAATGCCAAGTTCAAATACATTTTCAACACCTACATCGAGCACCTCTTTAGGAACTGCTAGAATTCAAATAAATGAAACTCTGTTTGCTTTATTACAAAATTTTTATAGTTCTGGCATACCTAACTCTACAAATATAACATACGAAGGAGGAGCTACCGCTCCTCCAAATGGTATGTTGTATGTAGATGCAACAACTGGAGCCCTTTATAAGGTAGATAGTAATTTCAATAAAAATTCTGTTTTAGGACAAAATCTTTCTAGATACGGTATAGGATATCGTATAGAAAAAGACTTAGTACATGCTGTTGCTAATATAGGAACTTATGAGATAGGTGAATTCTTTAGCACTACATATACGGGCGGACCTGCTGCTAATGCTAGAATGTATATGAAATATTCTAACAGTAGCCCTTTTATAGTAGATGTAGGAGTGCCGCCGACTGGTTCTGTAACTTCTACCATCGTGGCAGACTCTGCAATAACTGATGCAAAATTAGCAACAGGCGGTAACTTAAAATTTAACACCGATGGTAAACTAACTGTAGGTAGCACTACTCTTAGCAGTAACCATCAACTTACAGTATATGGTTCATATAATACTGCTTATGCGAACGCCTCTACACAGACTCTTACAGATGGGGCTACTATATCTTGGGATCTATTTTTAGGACAAGTAGCAACTGTAACTCTTGGAGGTAATAGGACTGTTGCGGCTCCCGGTAATATGAGAGTAGGAACTTACATACTTCATGTTATACAAGACGGGGTAGGCGGTCGCACTCTAAACTGGAATAGTGTATTTAAATGGCCGGCAGGAGTCGCTCCTACTCTTACTACTACAGCTAGTAGAAGAGATATGTTTTCATTTGTATCTGATGGGACTAATATGTACGGAAGCATGTTGCCCGATGTTAGATAAGGAGAATCAATGGCATTAACTAAAATAACAAGTTCAGTAATTGGAAGTAATGTAATTGGTTCTTCTCAAATAGCTAATGCTGCTATTGAATCTAGACATCTAGCCGGGTCAAACATATTCTCTAATATAAGTGTTAATTCTGCTAATGTAGGCAGTTTCTATAGTTGGTTTGACTCAAACGCTAATGCTTATGGTTATACTGCCAATAGTAAATTTTCAATTACTAATTATTTTGTAAATGGTACTGGGCTGTTCAAATATGGAGTATATTCTACAATAGTTTTGACTAGACCAGAAAACGTATTTAGCATAGAATCAACTACTGGCGGACCTGGTTTATTAATTTCTAGTAATAGTATTAGTATCGGAAGAACTAATCAAACTATATTACCAACAGCTAATGCTTATCTATTAAGCGTTAGAGGTAGTTCTATAACAACAGGAGATGTTTTTATAACTGGTAACTTAGAGGTTTTAGGATTAACTGTTTCTCCTAACGCTGTGGCTAACGTAGCAACTGCTAATAATTGGTATTTTGCTAATGATTATAATACTTATCTACAAATTGCTGCTAATGACTATAATACTTATCTAGCTGCTCAAGCAAACGATGGAGTTACTTTAGCCACAGCACGTGGTAATGATCACTCTACTCTTCTATCCGCGCATGCTAATGACCTTGCAACGTGGAATAGCGCACAGGGTAATGATCATTCTACTCTTTTATCCGCGCGTGCTAATGACCTTGCAACGTGGAATAGTGCGCAAGGCAATGATCATTCTACTCTTTTATCCGCGCATGCTAATGACCTTGCAACGTGGAATAGTGCGCAAGGTAACGATCATTCTACTTTATTAACTGCAAGAAGTAATGATTATAATACTTACAATGCTATTATCAATGATTCTACAGTAAAATTTACAAGTAATAAAACTTTTGCTAGAGATTTAGTAATCGAAGGTAATTTATTTATACTAGGAGATAGCGTTACTGCAAATGTATCAAATATCTCTACCGAAGATAAAACTATAATTATAAATTGGAATAGCACAGATGCATTGGCTGAAGGCTCTGGTATTCAAGTAGCAGGAACTAGTAGCGCATTATTAGCTAATTTAATTTATGCTTCTGCATCTGTCTCTAAGTTTAGAGTTGGAGTAGGTACTTTAACATCAGCTGATGACATAGCTAGAACTATAGACTATCAAGCTAATGATTGGTCTACATATTCTACTTTAGCCGCTAATGATGGAGCTACCTTACTAACTGCGCGTAGTAATGATTGGAATACTTATTCTACATTAGCTGCAAATGATGGAGCTACTCTACTTTCTGCTCGTCAGAATGACCACGTAACGTATTTAGCTGCCTTAGCCAATGACGGAGCCACACTCTTAACGGCTCGTCAGAATGACCACGTAACATATTTAGCTGCCTTAGCCAATGACGGAGCCACACTCTTAACAGCTCATCAGAATGATCACGTAACATATTTAGCTGCCTTAGCCAATGATGGAGCTACTCTACTTTCTGCTAGAGGTAATGATTATACTACATATTTAGCTGCTTTAGCTAATGATTTTAATACTTATACCAGTTTAAACGCTAATTTGAACTCCGTTCAAAGTAATGTCAGTGCTAAGGTATCTAAAGCAGGAGATACTATGACAGGTGAGTTAACTCTGTCAGGACCTCCTACAAGCGCTAGTAATGCTGCTACTAAAGCCTACGTAGATAGCGCTTTAGGATTAAATCTTCAGCCTAGGTATAATACTAATGTGAGTTCAGGAACTAGTAATTGTTTCTTTGTTAGAGTAAGTGCTAATAGTCCTGCTAGCCTAAACTATGTATATAGTTCTCTTAATGGTGTAGATCAAGTTAATGGGGTAGATTTTATTTATAATAGCGGAAATGATACTATACAGTATACCGATAGCTCAGTACCTTCTGGATTGAGAGTATTCATAAGAGCTTTTACAAATTAATAAAATTAACTTTGTCAAAAAACATTCAGTTATATAGAATA